CAACAATTCTTGACGATTATGAAGGCTTGGCCCTTGACTATCTTGAATACGGGCTTGAGCTTGAAGAAGGCACACACAGCAATTTTATTAATCAAGGGGGTTGATCTAATGAGTAATGATATAAGCAAAACCATAGCCGAAAATCTAAAACACGCCCTTGAGCTTAACCGCCTCCAGTTTGAACAGGCCCGCGTGCAGGCAACAAAACAAGCAGACGATCTAGGGATCACACAATTTGAGCCAAGAATGTGGTTCATTCAGCAAAGAATGGACGAGCTTCTGGGTGTTTATTCAAGGAATGATTGGGGAGGCGAGCGATGAGTGATAAAAACAAAGAATTTATTATAACCGCCACTTTCACAAAAAGAGTTGAAGCCGAGTCAGAGGAAGAAGCTATAGAAATGTGGGGAAACTCTGATTGCAGTGGAGAAATTGAAAACGTCACAGTAGAGGAGGCAAGTAATGAGTGATAACAGAAACATCATATCTAGTGAAAATTGGGTTGAACTCTATGCAACTTTATCCAATTACATTCTTGAATACAGCTCGCTCGACCCTATTTGGATAATAGACGAAGACGGAAACGAAGTCAGGACAGAAGAAAAGCAAGATGAGTTTATAGACATTGTTGATCAGGTTGAAGCCATAATGGAAACTGTGCTAATCAAAGAAAGCGATCCAGATGACTTTACTTATACAGGCGGTGATAGTGCTTTACTTCCAGACGAAACGGGAGAAAGGGAGATAAAAGAAATCTTAGAGCTTATCAATTACGCGCTTGAAAATCCTAATGAGCAAGTAAATACCCACGGGTTAGCGTGGCAATTAATCGAGCTTACTAGACCAGAGGAGGCAAGTGATGAGTAATGTTGACTGGATTACAAGCGAACAGATTGGAAAGGCGCGTGAAATAGCCAAAGAGTATTTTGATGAGTTTTGTGAGTATTCCAGCTTAAACACAAGCTTTGAACAAGAGTGGATAGAGATAGAGATTGACGGACAATATTTTGATCTTGATTGTTTTGACGACAACTTGGATTTGCCGAGAACAGACGTGTTCTGCAACATACACCCTACTTACCTGAATCAAAATGGGTGGAGAGAAACAGACGGAACCGAGTTTATTCGATTGTTTACAAAAGGAACAATAACGGAGGACAGCGATGAGTAATGAAAGCAAAGAATACTATTCGTGTCTCTTATTGGAATTAGAAATAGACCACGAAGATTTGATAACCATCATAGAGATTGCCAGAGTTGCGTTGGAGCAGGATTCGTTCTCCTTTAATCGCATTGATATAGGACATGAACTCGATCTATCTGATGAAGAACTAGAGAGAATTTATAAACTTATCGAAATAAAAGAGGAGGACAGCGATGAGTAATGGTGCAAAAGTTAATTTTACCTCAGACAATGGGGGAGTGGTTTATCTTGGTTTTGGTCGTGGCAACATACGATTTGAGATAGATCAAGAGACGGGCCAAACAAAGTTTTGGAATCCAAAAGAAACAGCAAGCCCGCAAGTCAGTAATTTATTAATCCAGAGAGCGAAAGCGATCTACAAAAAAGAAAGGGAGTAGGTATGACAAAAATATGGCGAAAAAATGAGTGGGAACAAATAAAGATGTTTCCTGAGAAACAAAAAGGACCTTTAAAAAAAGGGTTTAAAATGTTTGTTTTTAGAATGTTTGATAGAAACTGTAAGGAAAGAAGGGAACATGGGCAAGAGGAATACAAGAACGTGTTTCGATACTACAGGAAACACCACGACTGGCTAGAAAAACAGTATGAGGAAAGAACATAGTGTTTGCTAAAATAAAGCAAGACTCCCTGTCAAGAATGTCGGATGTTGAAATATTAAGACTGCACGACAAACTAAAAAAAGAAGTTAGGGTTCATTCTGAACTGACTAATGCGATAACGGTTGAACTAATAAACAGGGGTTGGCGACAGGAGGAACTTGAAAAATGGACCTGGAAAACACCTGACAACTAGGTATAAATTCTTTCCATCATTTTCTCAAACATCGACCTAAAATCAGCAAGAGCCATAAACGGCATCTCTTTTAGGCTTTGTTCTTTACAATATACTTTATAGCAAGACTCAAGCTGTTTCTCTGTATATAAAATCATTCAAGCTCCTCATACTCCGCTTCTTCGGCTTCAAGCAACGGGGCATAATCTTCAAGCAACGAGCTTATCTTCTTTTGTATTTCTATTTCGCTTAAGGACTCGAGCGTTCCTGTTCGGATCTCTTTTCTTTCTACATACAATCCGGCGGCACGGCCCCTTTGCACTTCAGCAGAAACGGCGGCGGTCAGGTTGCCTTTATCAATGGCTTGGTCTCGAATCTCAGCGAGCTTCCTTATGTGTCTGTCAAACGTGACATCAAACTTTTGTTGTAGTTCCGCTTGGAGTTCTTGAATGTGGCGAACAACAAGGGGGTATTTTCTAGGGTTGGTAAGTTCAGCAGCAGAAACCCCGGCCCTTGTTTTAGAGTATCCGGCATCAATCGCACACTGTGTCTTGGTTTTACTGCCATCGTTGTAAACAAACTCTCTGGCAAAGCTTTTTTGCTTGTCTGTTAAGTGTGGTTTGTTGTTCCCGGAGGGGTTATTTGTTGTTGGAGGCCCTTTTTGTCCTTTAACGCCCATAAATATTCCTTTTGATAAAGTATTCTTGAATTTTAGCACAGAAACGTAGCTAAAAGTAACCCCATTTCCTCAGTTCTGTCTCAGCCCATAGAAATGAGACCGAAACCCCTATAAACAAAGGGCTAGAGGCTAATCTCATTTCCTCAGTCGTCCGTTCAACTTGTTATCCTTATAGTCAGAAGTAAAAAACTGTGAAAATAGAACTTAGAAATGAGGTTTAGGGTAAAACCCTTTGTATAGGGTTTCTTTAGGAGCTAATTCCTGTCTCAGTTCTACTTTTGCAGAAATGAGGTTTTTCAGACTTTGTTGTGTCGCAACAACAAAACAGCCCTTACAGAACAACATGACTTTTTAGACTCATTCTAAAAAAGAAGCCCTTTTTGCCCTTGGTCCCCGGTCCTTTCCCCTCTTTTTACCATCATTCCAAAAACAGACCCCTCCCGAAAGGCCCGTGGACAAAGGGCTGTGGGACAGGTGGTATAATATAAGGGTAGCAAGAACAGTGACAGTAGCGATCTTTAACAATCAGATGCCAACGAGCAAAACTTAATTCTTAGTTTATAGAGGACATTATTATGAATAAGATAAGAGACTTCCAAAGGAAGCGAGTATATGACTGGGAAAACTCTCAGCCATGGATGAGTAAGATCAGTTATCTTACCGAGCAAAAAGCAAGACAAACAATCGGAAGATTGGATAAGGTCTTTAAAAGAAACACCAAGATCAAATTTAAAAATGGTTATGGCTGTTCTTTCGCTGTCGGTAAGTCTGAGATACACCTGAGAAAAAGATGGGGTATGAATTACGGAGTAATCCTACATGAATACGCCCACCTTTTAACAAAGGACTTACACGGACGTCAATTCGTTTGTGCTTACTCTAACCTACTCAACATCTTTCATCCGAAGCAGCCAAGCATCGATGAACTGTGCGAAACAATGTACCGGTTCAGAGTCAGCCACGATTGTTTCGATGAGTGGAGAAGGAAACACAGACTCACTAAAAGGCATGAACCTTTTGAGACTGTTCCCGAAACCGCAATTGTTGAAAAACCTAAGAAGAAAAGGGTCTCAGCCAAACAAAGGGTGATGAAACTGCTTGAGGAATATCCCTTCCTTTATGTTGAGGGACCAACCGAGACAGATACACCCACCCCTTGGGTTTACGGTCAGTTTGATCCCGAAGACCCAAAAGACCCTTGGTGCGATTTTCATTACTGCGAAGGCAGTTCCTGGCTAGAAATAGAAGGAAGATGCCTAGACTACATAGAACTGTGGAACGCAGGCGTGAAAGGAAACTACCAAGAAGGCTAAAACAAAAACCCACATCATTCATTTGGTGTGGGTTTTTCTTTGTCTGAAATTAAACCGGGGGAGTTATTTCCCCCGGCTCAACATGAGCCGTTCCTAAACGCGCAAACATTTTCTTCTCGACTCAGTTGTTTATTTTATCTTTTGAAACCACAAGTATCAATCGGTCCAAGTACCACCGGGCCTTCTTTAGATCCTCGATTGGCTTGCCCTTATGTGGAAACCTCAGAAGATACTTCATTATGTTCCCGAGCAAGTACCCAATGAATCCCTGGTCCCCGATCCCCGCTTCAATGACCTTGATCGCCTCCATATCCCCTTTCTTATAATGCGGTGGATGGTTGACCATGTCTTCCTTATTCCATTTGTGTATAGACTTGGTTTCTTCCAAAGTCGCTCTAGTTGCTTCTTCCCACAACTCTTTTTCAGTTTTCATATTTTCAGTTTTCATATGTTTTCTCCGTTGCCTTTTCCCACTCCCAAACAGCTTGGGCCAAACAAAGATTGCTGCCTTCTTTAACACCTTTAACGAACCAAGGCGCAAACTCTCCTTTGTTTTCTTCAAACCAAACCCTAAACTTAGGGTCTTTTCTCTTTTTGTCCACCCCTTCAACATAGGGCCTCGTTGGGTTTAATCGCGTGTTGTTTGTTCTTTTCATACTTAGTTCAGCAGCTCGGGCGGTGGTTTTTGATGCGACCACATCAAAACAGCGTTCTTTTTATCTTTTTCAGCCTCCAATTCCGTTCTAGTGACACCTTTTTCAAATTCCGCTCTAGTAAAGCCGTAGTATTCAGGATAAAAAACATTGTCATAACAGTAATCACAATACTGTTTCCCGTCCTTTGCCCACCAAACAGTTTCATCAACAAGTTCTTTTTTACACGCCTCACAAGAATCGTGTTTTTTCTTTTTAGTAGGAAAAGGAATAACCTTTCGTTGTTCTTTCTTTTTTGCCATTATAGCCTCCGGCTTTTATACATACTCTCTTACAAAAATGGGTGTTTGTTCTCCAACATAAGCACCCACTACATTAAATTCCATGTGTTCAACTGCATCTTCAAGGCTCATGTCTCGTGTAAGCACCTGAACGCAATGATCATAACTGTAAACGGCCCGTGGTGGACCCCATTCGTTTGAAACACCCATGAAGGCTTCTTCAAATCCGTCTGCAACCAACATGGCTTCACCGGTGTCTTCTAAAAACTCGGCCCAGTCAGCTAATTTTTTTGGTCCAATGCCCACAATGCTTCTTATCTTTGCCATTGTATTATTTTAACGCCTAGCACAATCAAAGCAAGACAGAACACCGCCTGCAATCCGGCTAACCAAGCGTTCAAAGAAAACCAGTTGTTGAAAAACCCAAGCAAAAACAATAGATAAAGGTCGCTTTTAAAGACCAGGGTCGACAGATCAAGGAAGACGCTTCCAAAAACAATTACAACAACACCAACGATCTTATTCATATAGGAAGTATAAGCATTAGTCTTATAATGTCAAGGAAGGGTGCCCCTTTTTTGACATCGTTTTAGGAGAGAACCAAGGGGCAACGTCAAAATATCGTTCAGGGGCGTAAACGTCATTCATTCCCGAGGTAGTCCATCATTTGTCCGCACATACCAAAGAGAAGCGCGAAACGGACAAATTCAACGAGTTGGACCAACCCGCTATGAAATACGCGCTTCCAAGTAATCGTTCTTCGCGTCAAGGTGTGCTTCCATGGAATCACCGTTCTTTGAGTAGTCCTTTGCTATATAGCGAAGCAACTGTTCCTCAATAGAAATATCCCGGGCCAAAGAAGCCGTCCTTAACTTGTTAAAGTCTTCCGCTTTTAACGATAGTCTTATTATTTGTGAGGGTTTTAACATCATGTCCCATACTTTAACTCAAAAAGAACAAAGATGTCAATCAAAATAGCCTTCTTCCCAACTGTCAATCATGGCATCGATGTTTGCCGGACCCTCTTTCTGCCGCAGACGTTTCCACTCTCTTTTAATGAGTCGTCGAACAAAATCACTTGAACCGCGCCAGTCATTGTGCGCCATAATCTCCAGGTTTCTTTTCTCAATGGCCGTCAGACGTATGTTAATTTGTGTGTCTTTCTTCGCGTTTTGTCGCGGCGTTCTTTGTTTAACTACTTGAACCATTTTTTAACCTCCCCCAAAACCTCGTTGGAGATACTGATCTTTTTCTTTAAGGCTTCGAGTATTTTCTCATCTACTGTATTCTCGCACACCAAATCAATGTATGTGCAACTTTTGTCTTGACCAATTCGGTGTATTCTATCCTCTGCCTGTATGCGCAACTCCAAGTCATAGCTGTTGGAAAAGAAGATCATGTGACTGGCGGCGGTCAGGGTCAGTCCCCGGCCCCCGGTATGTGGATTGGAGACAAAGAAACGCAAGGGGTGGTCCGGATCTTGAAAGTTATCAAGGATGTCTTCTCTGTCTCTCTGCGGAGTCTTGCCATAATAAGAGGCCACGCTGTCATCGCCATAAACCTCGGCTATTTTTTTAACCAACTGCTCTATATCTGTTTGAAATACCGCGAAAATTACAGCTTTACCACTGATTTCTTCCAAGACATTCAACGTCTCACCTATCCGGTTGTTCTTGAGCACCTGGACTTCTCCCGAAGGAGAACGCAGACTGCCTGCAACGATCTGTTGCAACCGCATCAGTTGAGTCAAGACCGTTTGAGTGGTGTAGACCTCATCGGCTAAAACCATCAACGCTTCTTTCTTCATTTGAGTGTATGCCTTTTTCTGTTCGTCACTCAACTCAATGCTTCTTTGCATGTAGACTTTCTCCGGTAAATCAAGGCACTTGTCCTTGGTCCACCGTGCGGAAAACTCTTTCAACATGCCTTGAAGCTCATCCATTCGGTGATATCCCACGACTTCTTGAAAGCTGTTGTGACCCATCCGGCGCATTCTCGTGATCGCGTACCTTGCTTTAAATGCGTAATAACTTTTGAACCCCAAGAGCAGTGGATTTAAAAAGGCACACTGTGCGTATAGATCAAGCGGTGTTTTTGTCACCGGAAAACCCGTCAGTATTCTTTTATAGGGGGCCTCTCTTGAAAGACCCAATAAACTTTTTGTTCGCTTGGCCTGTGGATTTTTAATGAGCGTGCTTTCATCCACAGCGATCATGGTTTCGTGGTTTAAAACAAACGCTCGCGCAAATTTTAACCCTTTTTCCGTAGAAAACGCCTCAACATTCATGGTCAATATTTCTAATCGGTCCGAGTGTTCTTCTAAAACAAGCTCGGAATACTCCTGTTGCCACTTCTTTGTATGGTTGGGCTGCCACACCACAACTTTCTTATCAATTCGGTCCGGCAAATGCTTGGGAATCTCGTTCTTGTCCCAGTTTCTTAAGTTGCCTTTCGGTGTTATAATCAGCAGCGCATTTATTTTGCCGGCCTCAAAAAGCACTGCGGCATTGTCCAACAGAACTTTTGATTTACCGAGGCCCATCTCTAAAAAGAAGGCAAACTCTTTGCGATAGGCACAACGTGCCAAAGTTTTTTCTTGGTGCTTGTACGGCACCGTTTGATACTCGTAGTTTTTCATTCTTATATTATCCTTTATATTATATAACAATTCTTCATATTGTTTTTTATGGTTGACAATAAAAGTATATATAGTCTATACTGCTCTTGCAACCTGAAAAAGATAAAGTGTTGCACACAGAAAACTATACGAGGAAAAACAAATGAGCGAAGAACAACCATCACTTTATGTCGTCACCGTCACTGTAGGCGACCCCAACTCACACTTACCACTAACAACTTCTTTTGGAATGTTCGAATCATTTGAACAGGCCCAAGTATTTATTGATGCTACATATGAGGATACGCCTCATATATGCCAAGTGGTTCCTTTAAACATCGTTTACACAAACTAGGGGGAAACAATGAACAATGAAACACAACAAAGACGAGAGGCCCACGATAAACTTTGGAACAGCATCGAAGAAGCAGTCAACGATGCCGTGAATATTTTGGGTGCTGCACACGTAACATCTGCGGGAATCATGTACTTCACAATGATCGCAAAAGAAATGGCCCCCGATAAAGAAGAGGCGATAGAGCTTATTACTCTGACCATTGACGACGTAATGGAAGGCGACCATAAAGCGGAGGTTATAGAATATGACTACCACTAAAAAACAAGACAACCTCGTTGATTTATTTGAACAGTCCGTTGAAAAGAAAGTTACGCAGATCAATGACGAAGGTTTAAAGTCTTTGTCACAAGACATGAACACAATGCTTGAGATCGGAGGCCAAATTGGTAATGCCGAAGAAGCGTTGAAGCGATTAAAGGAACAGTACCGACAGTACAGCGAGGAAAAGATACCTCAAAGAATGCAGGAATATGGAATCAGCGACCTTCGCATGGACGACGGCTCTCGTATTTCTGTTGATCCTTTCTACTCCGCAAGAATCACGGAGAAGAACCGCGCAGAAGCCCACGACTGGCTAAGAAGCAACGGCTTGGGTGATCTTATAAAAAACACAGTGAGCGTAAACTTTGCTACAGGGGAAGATGAAATCGCTCAAGATACAATGGACGCCCTGGAAAAACAGGGACTTATGCCTACGCAAAAAGAGGCTGTCCACCCATCTACTCTCAAGGCCGCTGTAAAGGGGCTTATTGAAAGTGGCGAAACCGCGTTCGACAGCGGTACACAGAAAGTATTTTCTGTTTACACAGGACAACGCACAAAAATAATAAAAGGCTAATAATATAAGGATGAAGAAAAATGGCTAATAAGAAAGCGAATGGTAGTAGCTCTACCAAAGGGACCGACCTTACCGCATTGTTTGAAAAACATGCAGGCGAAGGGCACGGACAAGTAGGCGCAGAAGATTTAATTACTCCGCGCATACAAATCATACAGGCATTGTCTCCTGTTTTACAAAAATCTAAGCCTGAGTATCATGCCGATGCCAGTGCCGGAGATTTTTTGTTTACCGGAAACAGTTCCATCATTGACGGAGAGGAAGGATTTTTATTCCAACCTTGTTGGTATGATCGAAACTATGTTGAGTGGAACCTCAGAGAAACCGGCGGCGGCCTTGTTGCTGTCCACCCTGCTGACACAGATTTAATCTACAAAGCAGAACGGGACGCACAATATCGAGACATCGTTACACACAACGATGGCCGAAGAACTCAGTTGGTAAACACTGGAAACCACTACGGGTTTCTTCATGCAAACGACACAACGTATCGTTGCGTGATTAATCTGTCCGGTTCTCAGTTGAAACACTCGAGAGCATGGAACAACATGGTCGTGACTCAGGTAGCAAAAGGAAAGAAAGGCACATTTAATCCGCCTGCCTTTGCTCAACTGTATCGCGTGTGCACCAAAGAAGAATCCAACGATAAGGGTTCTTGGTATGGGTTCAATGTTGCGATGGAAACATTTGTTTCTGACAAAGAACAATTTGCCAGTGGGCAAGACTTTGCAAACTTCTGTGAAGAAGGCGGCATGGCTGCACTGAGCAAACCATCAACCAACAAGAAAGCAATTGAAAACCAATCTGAAGACAAAGAAGACTGGGTGTAACTGCTAGCGCAAGGGTCTCTCTATACCTATGGTAATCCCCCAGAGAGGCCCTTGTCAGCAAAGGGGCGTAAGTGAAGGAATTAGCACTAGAGTTTATGGAAACTTTTGCCGGACTAGATAGAGCCTATGGCATCTATGAAATCCACGGCACCAAAGAGACAGCAAAAGGCACGAAGAAAGACGGCAGAGGCCGGACTTTACAAGAGCAACTGTCCTTGGTCCACTGGCAGAAGCATTTAGAAGGAGAAGCATCAATCGGGGTTATTCCAATCACCGACGATGAAACCTGTCAATGGGGTTGCATAGACGTTGACGAATATCCGGTTGACATCGACCACCTACAAAAATTAATCAAAGACATGTCATTGCCCTTGGTCCCCTGTATGACTAAATCGGGCGGAGTGCATTTGTTCTTGTTCACACAAAAGCCGGTGTCCGCATACAAATTTAAAACCAAACTCGAAGAGATTGCCGCTGCCATGGGAAGAACGGGAGACGAAATATTTCCCAAGCAGTATCAATGGAGCAGGCAGGTAGAAAGACACAAGCAAACAGGAAACTGGTTGAACATGCCTTATTTTGGTGGAACAGACACCACGCGTTATGGACTGAACAAAGACGGAGGAACATTGTCTCCGGAAGAATTTATTCAAGAGGTCAAGAACAAAGCGGTCAGTGAGGCCGACCTTGACAAAATTAAACCAATAAAGAAAAGCCGAAAAACAAACCGGGAGGGTCCTACCGATACCTTTTGGGATCATGCACCGCCGTGTTTGGTACACATGAAGCTAAACGGGATACCTGAAGGCACCCGCAACGACGCTCTTTTCTCTTACGGAGTCCTTTTTAGAAAGGTCTATCCGGAAAGCGATGAATGGCGCGACAAACTTCAGGAGGTAAACAAGACGGCGTGTCACAAGCCCCTGTCACACACTGAATTGAATGCCTTGATGAATAGTTTGGAGAAATCCGACTATCTCTATAAGTGTACCACACCTCCTTTGGTAAACCATTGCCAAAGCGGAACATGCGTCACCAGAAGGTACGGTATTGAGGCGTCTGAAAAACAGATGTCTCTGTCAGGTCTGAGAAAATACCTGACGGATCCTCCTCTTTGGCACTTGGACATGGAAGGCAAGACCTTGGTCCTTGAAACACGGGAACTCCACAGCTTTACCTTGTTTCAACAAAAGTGCATGGATGTTTTGAACCAGTGCCCTCCCGACCTAAAGAAAAAAGATTGGGTAATAAAGCTCAACACACTTCTACAAAACGTACAAGAAATCGAAGTGCCACCGGACATGACAAAATCAGGGTTGTTGCAGGATGCAGTAATGGAGTTCTGTAAAAACACAGAGTCTTCTGCTCGAGTGGCCGTTGCCGCCGGAGCCGTTTACAGAAGTGAAGAAGAGGAACAGCACGAATGGTGGTTCCGTGGCAGAGACTTGGTTAAATACATTCGAGACTTTAAAGGAATGAAAGGCATTAAAGAAGCAGAGATATACTCTGAACTAAAAGTTTTGGGTGCATCCACTGCGGTTAAATACATTGATAAAAGCCTTGGCAATTCTTCTTTGTGGATTTTAAGCACCGATGACAACACTGCTCTCACAGTGAGCGCGGACGACTTTAAACTGAACAAGCCACAGAAGGATTGGGAAGATGGGTGATGTCGATAAGTTCTTTGGTCCTCCTGGCACCGGTAAAACAACCACGCTTCTAAGAAAGATAGAAGAGCACCTTGACCAAGGCGTTCTTCCCGACCGGATCGCCTTTATTTCTTTCTCTGTTAAAGCCGCAGAAGAAGGAAAGCACAGAGCACGAAGCCGTTTTGGTTTTGATAAGAACGACTTGAGTTATTTTTGTACAAGCCATGCGTTTTGTAAAAGAGCCATGGGAATCACTCGAGTCATGGAAGGACTGGACGTCAAAGAATTTTTAGAAACCTATAGTTTCCCTCTGACAAAACACTATCATGGGAATACTCGTAAGTCTTTAGAGTCCATGTTAGAAGATCCATACTTTCAAATTATAGAAAACGCCAAAGCCAATTGCAGGACGGTAAGCGTAGAGCGATTAAAGACTCCTGTTAAGCAAAGACAAAAGGTCGTTGCTCCTTTACTGGAAGCGATTGATAAATCGTGGGCCCAATACAGAGAAGAACAAGGCATCTTTTCTTTCGCCGACATGATCAATGAGTTTATTAATAAGGGCCGTGTTCCCCCGTTAGAGGTTTTGATTGTAGACGAGGCTCAAGACTTGGCAGAATTGAACTGGCGTCTGATAGAAAAGCTCATGTCCGTGGTCCCCGTTTCTTACATCGCGGGCGACGATGACCAAGCCATATACGAATGGAACGGTGCACGTCCGGATCGGTTCATTGGAATCGAAGGCAGGACCGTGGTCCTCGATCAGTCGTTCAGGGTTCCCAAACAAGTGCACAGAGTGGCCGAGAAGATTGCCGGACGGATCAGCAACCGACAAGCTAAAAAATATTTACCCAGAGAAGAGGAGGGACGACTGGAGAAAGTTCCTTCGGTGGACGTTTTGCCCATGGCAGAGGGAGAGTGGTTAATACTGGCCTCTTGCGACTACATGTTAAACGGAGACAGTGAGGGGTACAACATTCGCAGAAGAATGATAGACCGGGGCGTTCCTTTTTCACACAACGGGTTTCGATACATTCCTTTTCCAATGATTCAAGCCGTTGAAGCATGGAAAAAGTTTACAAAGAAGAAAGTAACCATTGAAGAACTGGAAACAATCTATCGTTATCTAACCAAGAACGAAGTCAAGAGAGGCTTTCTCTCTGCACCGAGTAAGGAGGAAAACAAGGAAAGAAAAGTAAGTAAGAAAGAAGCCGTAAACATTTTTGGACTAAAAGAAGAATGCTTGAAGCAGTCTTGGGAAGAGGTGTTTGCAAAAAGAATCAAAGAAGAAAAGAGAGCCTTCATTAAAAAAGCTACTAAAAACAAAGAAGATTTACACAGTGAACCGCGTGTTGCTTTATCGACAATACATAAAGCAAAGGGAGGGGAAGCGGACAACGTAGCAGTGTTGTTGGACTTGTCTCCGGCACAAAAGCTAAACGCTGCTTTGGATTCGGACAGCCTGCATCGACAGTTCTATGTTGCTGTGACTCGAGCCAGAGAAAATCTTTTCCTTATTAACGCACAAAACGAGAGTTTAAGATATGGCCTATAAAACATTTCAACCCCCAACAGAATGGACACCACCGGACATTTTTCCTACACAAAAGATATTAGACGCAAAAGAAATTGCAATCGATACCGAGACCAGAGACCCCTCTTTAAAAGAGAAAGGTCCAGGGTATGTTCGCGGTGACGGAGAGATTGTGGGAGTCTCCATTGCAATAGACGGCTACGCCGATTACTTTCCTTTTGCTCACGAAGCAGGATTTAATTTTCCAAAGAAGAGAGTCTTGGAGTTTGTGCAAGACGTGTTGTCCGGAGACCAAGACAAAATCTTTCACAACGCCATGTACGACGTAGGCTGGCTAAAGAAGGAAGGCGTTGAAGTCAAAGGAAGAGTCATTGACACCATGGTTGTTGCACCTTTGGTCAACGAAAACATGTTTTGGTACACGCTTAACTCTTTGGGCATAGAGTATCTGCAAGAGGGCAAGTCCGAGGCTGAACTCAGACAAGCCGCAGAAGAGTGGGGCATTGATCCAAAAGCAGAAATGTGGCGTTTGCCTTCTTCTTATGTTGGCACCTATGCAACGCAAGATGCGGCATTGACACTTAAACTTTGGAACCATTTTAAAATACACTTGGAAGACCAAAATCTTTGGAACATTTTTAACCTAGAGACAGACCTATTCCCTGTTTTGTTTAACATGAAGATGACCGGAGTGCGTGTTGACTTGGAACGAGCAGAACAGTTAAAGAAACAATTGGTCCGGCAACAAAATAAACTGGTCAAAGAGGTTACGAAAGAAGCGGGAGTCAAAGAAGTAAGAGTTTGGGCGGCCAACTCTGTTGCAAAGGTTTTTGATTCTTGCAAGATTCCTTACAACCACACTGCCAAAGGTTCTCCAAGCTTTACCAAAGCATTTTTAGCAAACCAAGAGCACCCCGTTGCTAAAAAGATTATGAAAATCAGAGAGTTAGACAAGGCACACAGCACTTTCATTGATACGATTGTTAAGCACGCACACAATGGACGCATTCATGCAGACATTAGACAGCTTAAAGGAGAGACAGGAGGAACAGTGACCGGAAGATTGTCCATGTCAAACCCCAATTTACAACAGGTCCCGGCTAGAGATAAAGAACTTGGCCCAATGATTCGTTCTTTGTTCTTACCGGAGGAAGGAGAGAAGTGGTGCTCGGCTGATTTTTCTCAGCAAGAACCTAGAATACTGACACACTTTGCCTATCGTTCTCGTTACGAAGGAGTAGACCCGATTGCCGAAGCGTTCATAGCAGGAGAAGCAGACTTTCACCAAGAGGTTGCCAATCTTGCAGGGATTGATCGTAAGACAGCCAAGACCATAGGCCTTGGAATCATGTACGGCATGGGCAAAGGAAAGCTTGCCGACCAGTTGGGCGTTGATGTGGCAGAAGCCGGTGAGATTTTGATGCGTTTCAACACGTATGCACCCTTTGTTCGTCAAATGGCAGACACAGTAATGCGAAGCGCAACGACACGGGGCTACATTAAAACCCTGCTTGGACGACGTTGCCACTTTGATATGTGGGAACCGCGTCAGTATGGCACAGGTCGACCGATGAAATACAAAGAAGCCATGCACGAATACAACGGAGACATAAAACGTGCTTTCGTGTATAAAGCATTGAACAAACTGATCCAGGGGTCAGCCGCGGACATGACAAAGAAAGCGATGCTAGACTGCTACAATGCGTCCTACACCCCCTTACTACAGGTACACGATGAACTTGTTTTTTCTGTGTCCAGTAAAGAAGAGGTGAAGGCCCTTACAGAGATCATGGAAAACGCAGTTAAGCTAGAGGTTCCCAACAAAGTTGATGCGGAAATTGGGAAGAATTGGGGGGACTCTATGTCCTAGAATGGAGTTGCTATTACTCTTATACTTTTATATAATCTAACAGAATCTATCATAAGGAGGTCCCATGGACACAACTAAATGGAAAAGCGTTGCTATACGCACAGACATAGTAAAAATAGCAGAGAAAATTTCAAAGAAAACGGAACGACCAAAGAGCTATGTTTTTGCCTATGCAATTAAACGTTTGGCCGATGATCTTGAGAAAGGCACCGCTCAATGAAGCACGAGATTCTTCTCTCTTCTCCCTACAAATACTCAGAACTTAGCCGCGAAACCGCGGAGAAGGGACGTGTTTATGTGACAGAGAAAGAAAAGTTATACTCTGTTACAACCATTCTTTCTAAAACTAAACCGGAAAACGACAGCCTACAAAAATGGATTGAACGAGTGGGCCAAGAAGAAGCCGATCGTATCCGCGATGAAGCGGCTGCTCGAGGCACCGAAATGCACGAGATCCTTGAAAGACAGTTAAAGGAAGGAAGCATTTGGGATTATTACCCCGAGACTCCGGAACAAAAGCGTGCCTACAAAATGGCCTGTACGATCATGGACCAAGGGTTTCCTTCAATTGACCAAGTATACGGCTGTGAAATTCACTTACATTACCCAGGAAAATATGCCGGCACTGCCGATGTCATTGGCAAGCACTTGGGGGAAGAAGCCATCATGGACTTCAAACAAACCAACACACCTAAAAGAAGAAGGCAATATGTTTGGGACTACTTTCAACAACTCGCTGCTTATGCCATGGCACACAACGAACTGTACGGCACAGAAATAAAGAAAGGCGTGATTATGATGTGCTCAGTTGATTGTTTTTATCAAGAATTTGTTTTGGAAGGCAGAGAATTTGAACGAGCCGCCGATGCTTGGAACACTCGACTAGAAAACTTTATTCAAAGTATTCAAACTCTTCCTCTCGAACAGACCGAGAATCAAAGTTAGCTGTAAGCGGAAGGTTTTTAAAATAATCATAAACAAACATGAAGTCGTCCATCGGAAAGAAACGATTGGACGGAAGTTCTTCTGCGCTTTCAATTGCTTCAGTGTTTTTATCAAAAACTTTTCTTAAACTATTCAAGGACTTACGATCTTTTAGTGGCAGGTTTTCACCGTTCTTAATCATTCGTGCTTG